ACCAGCCCATGAAAAATTTTCTTGACAACAACCATAATTTATCATCAAACCTCCCGGTGAACCAATGAAGCCATAATCTGCTCCCCAAAATTGATCTGAACCACATTGCCAATGAGCCCAAGGTCCATTAAAATTACCAAGTGTACATTGTGTACCATTAATATAACAAGTATAACAACTAGACAATACATCTGCTTGTGTAGTACCGCCTTCTCCTCCTTGAGCACAAAAATTCTGTAATCCATCTCCTGTTATATATGATGTACAACCATGTCTACAATTCCTATGACAACTACAACAACATGAACATTGTGAAGTTCCTGCAGCACACAAAAGATAAACAGATTCACTTCCTGCCGTTGAACAAAAATCTGGTACCATTGACATGGCTGTTATTACACCACCATCTATGGTTCCTGTGACTCTTCCGCTTTGGCCATGTTGAAACGAATTAGTATTTGCACCCGCAACACCATGATTCGTACTACCACGAAAACAAACTGCTGGTAATGAAGTATATCCAGTTCCACCATTCGTAATAGTAAAATCTGTTAATTTTCCATTTTCAACAGCTACAGTAGCTGTAAAATTTGAACCACCACCACCAGTATGAATAACATCTGGTGGTTGTACCCATCCTCCACCGCCAGCTGTAGCACTAAGAGTTTTAACTGCATAAGCCCCGCCTTGTCCACCGACGCCACTATCATGGTCTCCCCCAGTTGAACCACCGGGTCCTCCACCGCCTACTAATTCAAATTTAATATTTTTTGTACCAGTAGGTACTGTCCATTCTAAACAACAACCACCATTCGTAACTGTCCACCAACAATCATTGAAAATATGAAATGATTTTTCTCCAGCTGCGGGTAATTCTGGTGGTGCTTGCCAAGCTAAAAGATCAGTTAAGTCTACCATTAAGTTATCCTACGTTTGCAATGTTTTCTATTTGTTTCAGTGCATCTGCATCAGCATCTGATCTATCTTTAATCCAAACAACATCATCTTTATCTGAATCCTCACAATATCTATGCTCTTTACACCCGGGTTCTCTTGGAAAAACAATAAATTCATTTGGTACATCTTTCCAATCGGCCGGTAAATCTCGCAATTTCTGTCGCCAATCTAACCACTCTTGTTTCAGTTCAGCTGGCATATCCTCATTGAACATACAATCAGAACCTTCCAAATGTCCATTTCTAATTGCTCTAACACTATCATCAGTGCGATCTTCAGTTGTCCCAGTTCTATATTTTAAAGGTTTCCATGTACCAGTAGCTGGATTATATGCATTAATTGCTATATCCTGTTTAGCATAAACTTCCATAATATGTGAAGGATCAGGTATAATTTTATTGTCTTGATCGGCAGGTCCACATTCAATTTCATAAAGTTTAGGTTTCTTAAAACAAAGTCCGCAACATACATCACCATGACGTTGTGCTTCATGGTCCTCGTGTCCCCCTTTAGGAGCTAACATTCCAGCACGTAATGCCATTTCATCACTTTCAGTAGCATCTAATTCAACTTGATAACAATCAAGCGGCATAGGACGTTCAGTCATATCATCTGCATCCCAAACATGCATAATATCATTTTTACCATAATCTTCACCTTCTGTCTTATCTGTTTTACATAACCATAGAATTAATTTACTAGGCCCATGATATACATCTGTTGATGTTTTACCTTCTGAGTCATCCATGCTATGGCGTTGATTAGGAACTTTATATGTTATGGTTTTAGTAATCCAAGCCATTTATTTTACTCCTTTAACAAATTGTTTCAACATTAGTTTATCCTCATCGGTTCTATCTGCAATTTTTATATATGGTTGATCTGGATCTTCAAATAAAACATCCTTAGTATCATCGTTTGGTGCTCTTGGTTCTCTAATTAAATCTACAGGTACATCTTTCCAATCTTCTGGTAAATCTCTTAATTTTTTACGATAGTCCAACCATTTATCTTTTAAGTCAGCAGGCATATCCTCATTTACTGAATTGTCCGACACTCCTAAAGCAAAATTACGTTTCTGTCTTACCAAATCCCATGTCCATGATTCCTCTCCCGTATCACTCCGATTGTCAGAATAATTTTTATGATGATTAATATATTGTAAGGGTAACCATTTTTCACCATCCCAATCATCTACAGGAAGACGATAAACTTCACGAACATCAGTAGGATCAACAAGTCTAGCATTTGGTTCAGTATCAGGTCCTACCTCAACTTCATAAAGTTTTGTTATTGGAATACCACCCCACAACAACATCATTCGTAATATATTTTCACTTGTATCAGAATTAAGCATCATTCTATATAAGTCTAATGCAAGTGGTCGATCTGGTTCCTCATCGGGATGGTAACTATCAACAACTTTATGAGTTTCTTTGTCCATATATAATACTAATCTAGAAGGACCCGTATAGGTCATTTTAGATGTCTTACCTTCGGAATCATCCATCCCGAATCTTTCGTTTGGTATTTTATATGTAACTTCTTTTACTATTTCTGGGGAAGCCATTATATCTCCATCATTGATAAGTTACCTTAACCATTCCACCTGCACCATAACTACCATATCCACAAACATCATCATCTGTGAAAGCCATTCCTCCGCCACCTGGCCATAAGCTATGACCTGCGCAACAAGCCGCTGAACATGCACACCAATCACCAGAGATATAATTGGATGAAGTAAAAGGTCCAGTAATCGATCCGGGTCCTACAGACATATCACTATTACAAGAATAACCTTTTTGAACATAACCCGAAGTTCCTGCAAAGAATTGATCATAACCAAAACCACAAGAACACAAGGATCGTTTCCATCCTTGATCAGCATATTCCTCACAACATTGCCCGGGCATGAAACAATTATAACAACTACAACGCTTATCGCAAAAATGAGATCCGCCCGTTCCACCCATTACACAAAAATTTATATCAGCATCTTGAAATGTTCCAGTAGTTGTACCCAATCCCGGTCCATTTACATATGATGGACAACCATGCCTACACGGCTGCTGCTGACAACAAAGACAACATGAACATTCTGATGTTCCTGCTGCACATATAGTATAAACAGCGGTCCCAGTATCTATGTTTGGTGATAATACACAAGTTCCCTCATCACCTACACATGGCCTGTTAGAACCATTGTCTGTACAACAATTACCACAAGTAAAACCACTATCAGTAGCACCAGTCCTTGTTTCATAATTACTTCCACCTTTTATACAGGTTCCAGAAGCATATAAAGATTTAGAAGCGTAATTCCCTCCCGCTCCTCCGGTTCCGAAATCACTAGATGAGTTCATTCCACCGGGTCCGCCACCACTTATAATTTCAAATTTAATAAAAGTTGTTTTTGCAGGTACTGTCCACTGGTAACAACAACCACCATTATTACAACTCCAATGATTGGAATTGAAAACATAAAATTCTTTTACAGGTGGTGTTCCTGTTGGATGTATCGATACAAGTAATTCGCTTAAGTCAACCATTGTTTTTGTTCTCCAATTATCCTGTTATTATCCAACCATTAGTTGCATTATGATAAATTAACATTTTAGAAACATCACTAATATTCATCGTAACATCTGCTGCTTGTCTATGTATGTTTTTTCCATTACCGGCAAGTGTTAAGTTATTAGTAGCAAATGTTCCTTTAGCATCTACAATCCAAATTGTATCACCAGCTGTTGGATTGGCAGGCAATGTCATTGTCCATGCTGCTGCTGACGTATCACAAAAATATGCTTTTCCGTTAAGTGCATTAGTTGCAACTGCCGCATCAGTCCATGCAGGATATGTATTACCAACAGTAAAAGTTTGATTAGGGTCACCATCTGATACTAATGCACCACCTTTAACACCTTGTGGTATTGCACCAAGAGCATCAGTCACCCCTTTAGCCATATAAGCCCAATTTGCATCCGCCACACCTACAACACTAGGAATGTCACCAACAGTGGAAGATCCAACGGCAGTTATGCATACATATGTAGATGTTATATTACTATCCGTATAAACAACTACATCTCTTTCAGTATAAGAAGTAAGGGCAGCCCACGTTCCTCTAAATACAAAATTTATCTTTCCTAGATCTATTTTAGCCATTGTTTAATTTCCTTTTTATATTATTCAAATTATATGGTGATGATGAAATGACCATTTTCTATTGAAAATTCATAACCGGAAGATGCCCAAAATACATCAAGCATTGCATCGTATTCAGCCTTTGAAACCGCATCCGCACCTCCAGCAGTATGTTGAACCTTAAGATTCGTCGCCCATCCATATGAATGATCATCTTCCATTAGGATACCATACATCTCGGTAAATGATTCACCAATATTACTGTTATGTATTTTTGTTAGTGCCATCCTTATTGTCTTCCTCTACTGTTATTTATAATATTTATAATCTTAATTATAGATATTTTCTTTTAAAAACTCATAATGTGTTGGTAATTGATCCAAATGAACTTGTAATTTTTCTTTAAATCCCTTGTATCTATCCTTTTGCCGTACTTGTTCTTCTTTCATCTGATCCCACATCTCTGGTTGTATATCCAGATAATCCAGTTTTGATAATGGTGAATATCCATTCCCTGTAGCTATATATAATAAACCAGCCATGATTTCATCAAACTCAAATGTTGTATTTAATCTCTTAGCTAAGTCTGCATTATTAGATATAAGATTACCCTCATCCTTAGCAATACCAAGAGGTCCAAAATCATAACTTATTTCTTCTGTAACATGCTTCCAATAGGGTGTATCATGTCTGGATGATAAAGCATAATGTTGTGAAACAAATTCTCTCATACCCGCAATCCAATCTCTCACAGAGTAATTCAACATATCTTTATCTATTTTATTTACATTACCATCTTTGCGGGTTAATGTTCTTAATAAAAATATAATATTTTCATGTGTTAACAATAAACCCGTAGACTCTAATGGTTCAATAAATCCACTTGCAAGTCCAACTCCTACAACATTATGTTTCCAAGATGTTTCATGTACTCCATGTCGCATATCAATGTGTTTAAATTCTGCATTATCAACTCTTTCTTTATCACCAATAACCATGTTACCATGACCACCAGCTAAATGATGTCGAAATTGTTTCTCTGCTGATTCTGGTGTTTCAAATTTACTAGAATATACATACCCTGTTCCTATTCGATTGAACAGCGGTATATTCCAAACCCAACCACTTTCGATTGCAGTACAATTTGTAACACATTCCATTTCCTTATCAGGATTAATATATGGAAGTCTTGTTGCTATTGCTTTATCATTCATAAGACAATCATTAAAAGAAATAAATGGAACCTTTAATGTTTCACTTAATAATAAAGCTCTAAACCCAGAACAGTCAACATATAAATCTGCTTCTAGTTCACCATTCTCTTTGGTTGATAAACTTTTAACTGACCCATCTTCATTTTGATTAACTTTAACTACATCATCAGTAATATAATTTAATCCATTTGGTAAAGCAATTTTCTCTTTTAAATACTGACCAAATAATGTTGCATCCATATGATAGGCAGTAGCACTAGGAAAATCAAATGCTCTTACCCTACCATCCTCATTAGATGTCATTTTATTTTGGTCACTCATAGTAATGACCGGATGGTAATACTCTGCAAAACTATAATTATCTATCTTTGGATCTAACAGTTTCCAATAATACCAATCTGCTATACTACCCGCATCTGAAAAATCTCTTGTGCCAAATGGATAATGATATATGTGTCCCTTATCAGCGAAATCTGTAAACTTGATTGATGTTTTATATGTCGCATTACAATACGACATCCAGTCTTCATCTTTAAGACCAAGTAACTTTAAAAATTTATTAATATAAGTTAATGTTGATTCACCAACACCTACTGTACCTATATTTTTCGATTCAATAAGTGTAACATTCATATCAGGCAACATCTTCGTAAGAGTCGCCGCTGTCATCCATCCTGCACTACCACCACCAACAATACATATATTTCTAATTTTCATTCACATCACTCCTTCATATAAAAATAATATTAAGTCTTAATTAACCACCCATATGTTTCGTCTTTATAAATTAAGCTTGCAAAAATACCATCTTGATCAAGTGCTACAGTATCAGTTAGCTTTTTTATTTTCTTTCCATTTCTTAAAAGGTGAATTGGATTGGTTCCACATTGACCTCCAATATCCCAAATATTTATTACATCGCTTGCAATCGGAGAAGGAGGTAAAGTTATATTTAATTGATTTGGTTCCATGCGAATTAAAGTCAATGTATTGGAATCAGTAACATGAGCTTCAGTAGGTAATGAAAAAGTCGTTCCCGAATATCTTGCAACATTACTAATTCTTACATCATCAATATAACCAGTATACATACTAGTTGTCAACAAATCATGTGTTGCACCAACCCACAATTCATTACGTTGATTATAATCAGTTGTATTAGAAACTGGAGTTTGTGCTTGTCTACCATCTATATATAGAGATAACGACCCACCCTCTCTAACAGCAGCTACATGATGCCATTCATGTAAAGTAAAATTATGATCGGCATGACTAGTAATATGGTCTGTTCCACCATTTCCAAATTTCAAATTAGTATATGTTCCATTAATAGTACCAGTTTTCATTCTCCAACAACTGTTATTCCCTGGCCCTATTGCTACAGTAGTATTACCTACAATTGGCTGATCCTGATCTTCAGTTTTATAAATCCAAGACTCTACAGTAAAATCTCCTGTACCAAAATTCCACTTGTCGGACGCAGCTTGTTTTATAAAATCTCCTCCTGGCCCAGTAGTGGTAACTCCGGTGGCCACCGCTCCACCAAATTTAAGAGAAGATGATCCAAACTTTGTTACATCATTATCAATTGCTGGAGCACCTGCTTTACCATTTGTTCCACCAGTACTATGGTCAATACCAGCAGTAAATGGCATTCGTGCATCATCTACATTAAGTATTAACAGCGTATCTTCATCTGGTTTCCAAGGTTCTGTTGGTGGTGTAAAATTTACTGTACTATCGTTTCCATCAGACCGTGTTCCCCCATACCTTGCAACTTTTGAAATACGAACATGATCTATATTACCTTTAAAATAATTATTACTTGAATCATTACCAATTACAAGACCACCACCACCAGTTGTATAAACAGTATTATCAACTGGTATATTTCCAGAACCTGATGTCGGAGTAAAATATTGCACATCCATTGTAAAGTCTGCGGCTCCACCACCACCTAAATCAGCATCTGCAATTGTAATTGTATCGTCAACTCTATGTCCTCGACCGGGTGTTCTAACATATACATTTGTAACATTACCTGAACCGTTAACAACAATATCAAATGTTCCTACTGTTGGCAATATACCATCATTATTACCATTACTGGGGTCTCCAAGTGATGTTCCATCACTTGTACCTGTTACATTAGTATATGTTCCTGCGGTTCTTAAAGCATCAGCAGCACTAAAATTATCCATTTGGTAATGACCGTATGCATCATCTTGGGTGGGGTGCTTTCCCATATTCCAACTGGTATATGCATTAATACCATTAACCCACATTGTCATACCATTATTTGTATTTCTAGTAACAGCTACATGAGCCCATTCATCTTTTTTTATAAGACCATGCGTTTGGCCGTCTTGGCCACGAACTAATTGATTAGTGCCTCCCGTTGCGGTAGATTGAGCATAAGTCCCAACATTACTTTGCCACACAAGATGTCCTACATCTGGATCAGAAGCATCCATGTCCAATCTCATTTCCATACTATGACCTGCAAATCCAATCATAGCTTTATTATCAAACCTCTCTGGTCGTATCCACATTTCAATTGTAAAAGGATCAGTTCCAAAAGTCCAATCTTCATGGTCAAAACCAACTTCTGCTATTTGAATATTTTGTGAAAGTGAATTATCAAAATACATTGACTTAGCACCCACTTTATAATTTACAGTATCAATCATTGTAACAGGAGGATCATCATCTGTCAAAGAACCAGCATCCCACCAATGAACTGTGTGTGCTTGAAAACTCTCATCTATAGCTTGTTCCGTAGTACCACTTGAATCTTGAAATGAATTTATATATGGTAAACCCGATGTATCTACAAAAT